GCTCAACTATGAACCACACTGTGCAGGTGAATTAAACTTCCTAATCACAACGTTCATTCGTGACTACTATAACAAAAGTCCATCTTACCAATCTGTCAACGATATCGTTGGCGCACTTGAAGGAGCTAAACTAGAGTTTTATCGTAGGGTTGCCGCCCCTTATGAAGATAACAAAATCATTCTAAACGGAGATGTATACTAATGTATAATGAAGATAAACCAGTGCCACAATCACGTATCGACAAAATCCTGTCACACTGGGATGAAGAAGATTTCTTTGATATCCAGTCTAAAAAGTTTCTAAGTCAAGAACGTAAAGAACTTGATCGAGGCTGGTCTGAAGCTTTCGCTGAATCATACAACAATGAGATTGATATGTTTAAAGATAACGATGCTATTAACCCTCCGCACTACAAGAACGTAGCCGCAGGTAAACAATACATGGAACTCATGGTTGACATGCTTGAAAGTAAATCAGGTGTTGAAGCTCACTTGTTCGGTCAAGTGTATAAATACCTGATGCGTTGTGGTAACAAAGACCAAGAAGTACAAGAGTTAAACAAAGCTCTGTGGTATCTGCAAGCACTCATCAAGTACAAATCTGAAGGTAAAATACTGTGAGTGAACACAAAGTAGTCCATTACTTTGGTACTGCAACTTTTCACAAAGTTGAATTTGATGATATTACATTAACATTTGCATCTATTCCACTAGTACTAGATCACCCTAAACTAGGTAGATGCTTTGATGTAAGATCTTCTGTAGTCTGCTCTAATCTAGATGAAGACGGATCATTCTATACAATGAACACTTACTACAAAAAAGCAACTAATGAATCATATCAAAACGATTAAACGTTTTGTCGCTGGAAGTCATAAGTTCTTCGACATCTATGAATGTACTGTAGATGAAGTTGATACTTATACTTCTAGTACTGGCAAAGCAATGGTCAAAGTGTCTATTGAAGGTAAAGAATATAATGGTCTCCACAACAAGTGGGTCTATGAATATCTCTGTGCTAACGAAGGACAACCCTCTTTCGTAGTCTTCTGGAAAGCCCCTAAAGGCGATCCTATGGTAGCCTACGTTAAAGAGATCTGGCAGAACCACATTGATGGAACTCCTCAAGAAACTGTATACTTAGCCTCTGATGAAGAAGCTCATATACAAGAAGGTGAGTCGTTCTTATACATGTGGATCAACAAAGACACCGATAAGAAATATATCGGTAAACATCGTGGTAAACCTGATGACGGATATGTGTGTTCATCTGAAAGCTTCATGGCTGAATACAATGAATGCCCATCAAGGTTTATACGAACTATTCTAGCTTATGGTACTGATCAAGAAATGCTAGAGTTAGAAACTATCTTGTTGTTACAATTAAAGACTCGTATGAGTCCCATGTACTTTAATCTTTCTGACAACTTAAACAGGAGTAATTAATGGCTAAATCACATGCTAAAAAGCATGACTTCACTATTAAGTTAGGTGGTCAAAACTATGAGATTCAAATTAGCCCTAGTACTAACTATGGTTGGTTTGAGCATAATGAATTAGGTGACGAATCAGGAGGCGGTCTTTGGTTTGATCGTGGAATGTTCTTAATTGACTATGATGGTGTGTATGAACTACCCTCAGAAGTTAAGGACAGTCTAATTAGATTTGGTTATATTGACCCACTAGAGGTAGAACAATGGTAATTAATATTGATGATGAAATAGCTGATCAAATTGTTTGTGAGAATATTAAAAGATCTTATGAAATATTATCTGATCCTAAATTCTCTGAAGGGATGTATAGCCTTGACGTATACGAAAACTATATGAGAATTCATTTTCTTAAAGAAGCTATGAAAAGAGTCTACGAGTACTACAGTAATGATACTCTTGAATAAAATCAACACAACCACAGTCGGTACCTTATAGATACACACGGAGAAAATATGACAAAGAAGTATGTTGTAACTTGTTGCTTTGAAATTCTGCATGATGAAATCCAAAATGCAGACATCGAGACTTGTATTCATGAACTTGTAAAAGAAGATCTAATACTCCACACAGCTGGAGAAGATTTTTATATTGTACAAATTGAGGAGGTAGCACTTGAATCGTGATAAAGCGTATACACTGTATACAACAGCTGAAGAATGTAATGAGGTCTCTCAAAACATTATGAAGGTACTAAGGTTTGGTCTTGATACTGTCTATCCAGCTAATGGTAAAGAAAGCAATCGAGATAAGCTTGAGGAAGAAATGGGTCAATTAATGTTCTGTCTTAATCACTTGATATCTGATCTGGATTTAAGTGAAGATAACATTATGGAAGCCTACAATCAGAAAGCTAATACATGGTTAAAATGGAAAGCCTATTATGTTAATTGATACAGCACAAGAAGGTGTAGTACGAGTTACTATTGACTTCTTTACTCCACTGACAGATGAGCTTGAGTATAAACTACACTATATTTTAGATAGTATAGCTGAACTTGAGTATGACTATGATAGGGAAATAGAAAATGAAATCGCAAAGTGATTGGGATTTATTCTATATGCGTATTGCTAACTTAATATCTCAGCAATCGTATGCAGAAGATCGTAAGGTTGGTGCTATCATTGTCAAAGATGATAACATCATTTCATTCTCATACAACGGTACACCACGAGGGACTAACAATGATACCCAAGTATATGAGGTTCTCCATGCAGAGACTCAGGCAATTGCCAAGGTTTCCCGTTCTAATCAATCTACTTTGGGTGCTACTTTGTATAGCACTCTTTCCCCTTGTATTGATTGCGCTAAGCTTATATACGCTGTTGGGATTCATCGAGTGGTTTTTAGAGACAATTATAAATGCTCTAGAGGGACTGAATTCTTAACTAGCCAAGGTGTTATTATTAATAACACACAACTCCACGAAGCATTCATTGATCCAATGTTGCTGATTAACACAGGACTATACAACAATGACTGAAACAACAGCATTACTTGCAATTACTTTAGTTGCTTTAGGTGCATACAACTGGCATCTACATACAGTAATTCAAGGGCTTAACGATCAACTCGATAACTTCCTTGAGATGGTCATGGAAATGGCTAAAGAACTACAAGAACTTGGGTCACCTAATGTAAAGGTAGTTGATGACAAAATCAAAGAAAACCTATGACAGACCTAAGAATATCCGTGTAACAGTAGCTTGTTTACCTGATGCTGAAAAAGACGTAAGGCAAATGTTCTTTGATTGCCTTAATGATTACAGCAAACGTTTCAAAGTACCTATCACGGATAAAAAGTTTGTAGTACATATCTGTCTAGTTGAATATGAAGAGAATTGTAATGAACAAGGCTTAACCATATACAACGATGCAGACAGACGTATTCTTATTCAGTTAAGAGACCCACTCTTAAATGATTGGGGTCCAAACCACTATGTCATGGATAAGTTTATTAACATTCTTGCCCATGAAATAGTACATGCATGTCAGTACCTATGCAATCGTAAGATACCAAAGTTTAATAAACTAAATTACGATAAAAAAGATTTAAGAGAGCAATACTTCTTTGATCCCTCAGAAATGGAGGCTCGAATGTTAGAGGCTCCATACACATCATTCTACGGGAGTATTCTTAATGAATAAACTAAGGCTGTGTGTAGACATTGAGACCAATGGTTTTATTCCAGATGTAAATAAAATCTGGTGTCTCGTTGCTGTTGATTCAGACAACGGAAATGTCTACTCATTCTCAGACTATGACGATGAGCTACCAAGCTTATCTGAAGGTCTTGACTTCATATCCAAAGCTGATATCGTCTTTGGTCATAACATTATTGGTTATGACTTAGTAGTATTAGACTATATCCTTGGATTCAAACTACCAAGCACTGTTAAAGTGATTGACACATGGATTCTATCTCAACTAAACCAGTATAGGCGTGAACATAAACATGGTCTTGAGGGATGGGGTGCTAAACTAAACTATCCTAAGTTGGAATTTACTGAGTTTAATAACTATAGTAAAGAAATGCTTACATACTGTATCCGAGATGTTGAACTCAACGTTAAAGTATACAAGGTATTAACTGAAGAAGCTACTAACTTGATTCGTAAATACCCTATGTACAAGAAAGGTATCGAGGTTGAGACTGAGTTTGCTAAGATTGAGGCTGACATCAGAGCTAAGGGCTGGATGTTTGATATGGCTAAGGCTCAGACACTGCTAACAGAAATCAACAACAAGTTAGATGCTATTGAGATGGTACTCGAACCTAAGATCGGAATGAGGTGTATTAAGACAGATGGAAAAGACGAATTCAAAGAACCCGCATGGCGAAAAGACGGGTGCTATACAGTCGCCACTGTTAAACACTTTAATCTACCGCAAGAGTCGGGAAGAACTGAAAGACCTATTGAAGGAGCCTACTGTAGAATCTCCTTTGAACAGGGTAAAGTCGGATCAATCGAAGTAGTTAAAGACTGGTTGTATTCTATTGGATGGGTACCTGACGAATGGAACGTGGAGAAAATCAATGGTAAGTTTGTTAACAAGTCGCCTAAGATTACCGAATCTTCTCTTGAGAAGCTTGGTCCTGATGCTATGCTTGTCAGTGAATACTATACTATTAGGAGCCGTAAAGGTATTCTTGAGGGTTGGATCAATGAAGTTAGAAACAGTAAAGACAATCGTTTACATGGTCGCATGTGGACTATTGGTACACCTACTTTTAGGTGTCGTCATGAAGTCGTTGCTAATCTCCCTTCTGTTGACTCTGTATATGGGAAAGAAATGCGAAGCCTTCTTGTATCCGAACCCGGAACAACCATTGTCGGTGCTGACTCGGCTGGAAATCAGATGCGTGGTCTTTGCCATTACATACGTAACGATGAATTTACTAATGAGGTAATCAATGGAGATGTCCATCAACGAAATGCAGATGCTCTTGGTACAAGTCGCAAACTTGCTAAGCCTTTTCTTTATGCTTTCCTGTTCGGGGGTGGTGATGGTAAGCTTGGTCTCATACTTACGGGCAAGACGGATGCGAAGACGGGTAGAACTGCTAAAGAAAAGTTTGAGAACTCAATCCCAGGATTAAAGGAACTTAAGGATAACCTATCAAGTCTATTTGATAAGACATCTAATACATTCGGTAAGGATAAAGCCTTCATCCGAGGTATCGATGGTCGTATGGTATTCGTAAGCTCTCAGCATCAGGTACTCAACTACCTATTACAGACTGCTGAAGGTGTCAGCTGCAAAGCGGCAGCAGTATATCTCAGAGACAAACTAAAAGAACGTAACATCCCACACTACTTTGTGTTGCACTATCATGACGAAGTTGCTGTTGTAACTAAAGATGAGTATGCAGAAGAAGTAGCTGAGTTATCTATCGAAGCATTCACTGAAGCACCTAAGTGGTTTGGTATCGAGTGCATGGGTGGTGACGCACATACAGGTAAAACATATGCAGAGGTACACTGATGATTGAATCAGATGATCAATTCGACATTGCAATAATTGATGCAGATAGTATTCTGTATCAGATTGCTTACATGCAACCATCTCCAGCGTTATGCCGTAAAGCTCTTGACGATAAACTAAAAGAGATTATGACTAACACTGGAGCTATTAGTGGTGCAGTGTTTATTAAAGGTAAAGACAACTTCAGGTATGAGGTAGATGCCGCATACAAAGGTAATCGTAAAGATACCATTGAACCGGAAGTTAAAGATCGTATTGACGATCTATACGAGTACTGTAAAGACTTTAGTATACAGTCAGATGGTGGTGAAGCAGATGATTACTGTGGTATTGCCGCTGAATTAGCATTACAGGATAACAAACGTTATATTGTATGTCATATAGATAAAGACTTAGACTGTATTCCTGGATGGCACTATAACTTCCGCAAGGATACGTTATACTACGTTGAACCAGAAGACGGTTACAGGTTTCTTATGATGCAAATCCTAACAGGAGATGCTACAGATAACATCCAAGGCTTAAGAGGTGTAGGACCAAAGACAGCTGAGAAGCTTATCAATGGTGTACCTAATAACCTTTTGTGGTCAAGGGTTATTGACATCTGGAAAGAAAAATGTGGTGATAATTGGGGACCTTTCTTTTTGAAATGTGCTAACTGCATATACATCAGAGAGAGTGATGATGACCTTAAGCCACTATCATTTGAAGAACTAAAGGAACGACTATCATGGAAGATTACGGACACTGGATTGCCCTCACAGAGCGACCAGCCAACGCCTTCGGATTCATCTATGCAGTCTTTGGACCAACTGGAAGACAATACATCGGAAGAAAGCAACTCATAAGTGAAACATCCAGACTACCTACAGGAGCTAAGCGCAGAGTTAAGACTCGAAGAGAGTCTGATTGGCGAACTTACACATCCTCATGCAGAGAATTACTTGATGATATTGAGCTATACGGACTTGAAGTTTTTACTTTTGTTATCTATGACTGGGTATACGGAAAAGGAATGCTTACATATCGGGAAGTGCAGGAGCAATGGCAATGTGAAGTCCTTTCAAGAGATGAAACAACTGATGGAGAACGTCTCTGGTACAATGGAAACATCGGTGCAGTAAAGTTTTTAAAACCTAAATCATGAAGAAGAATAAACCTATTAAACCACTTGACAAAGAAATCCCTTCACTGAAAGATGATTTCAAGAATCAATTCAAACGTAAGAAAGAAACCCAACAAGAAGCTAAAGATCGAAGAGAACGTATTAGAGAGTACAAAGACAACAGAGACTGGAATTAATATGCAATTTAAAAAGAAACCTGTAGTTATTGAAGCCAAACAATTCTGGGTGTTTGATATTGATGGTTGGCCTCAAGGTGTTTACAAAGATAATACTTCTCCAACTGGATACCGCATTGATACTCTTGAAGGGAATCATGAGGTAACAGAAGGTGATTGGATTATCACCGGAGTTAAAGGTGAGCGTTACCCATGCAAACCTGATATCTTTAAATTAACCTACGAACCTATTTAATATGTCAAGGTGGATTCATACCGCTTGCCCTAAGTGCAGCTCATCAGATGCTTTTTCTTATAAAGAAGATGATGAGTTTGGATACTGCTTTTCATGCTGTAAATCAGCACCAACAGACCCTAACTTTAAACCAACAGTTTATCACAAAGAAAACTACGATATGCACACAATAGAGGAGATCAAAGAGTATGACACAAGAGGCTTCCAAGAAAGAGGTATCACCAAACCCGTATCAGCTTACTACGGTGTTAAGGTTTCGTATGCTGAGGATGGTACTATCAGTAGCCATTTTTATCCATATACTAAAGACAATAGTGTTGTTGCCTATAAAGAGCGTAAACTACCTAAGACCTTTATTATTCACGGTGAGTTTAAAGGTGTACAGTTATTCGGTCAGAATGTTTCAACGGGTGGTAAGCGCATTATCATCACGGAAGGAGAGCTAGACGCATTGGCTGTGGCTCAGGCTCAACATGATAAGTATGGTAGGTTCTACCCAGTAGTAGCATTACCTTCTGCATCTGCTACATCAATGATCCTTGAACAACGTGAATGGTTACGTAACTTCGATGAAGTCGTATTGATGTTTGATCAAGATGATGCAGGAAAGAAAGCTACAGATCAAGCCGCTAAGATCATTGGCTATGATAAGGTTAAAGTAGCATCACTACCTGAGAAAGACCCTTGTGATGTATTGATTAAGCATGGTTCAGCTATGCTAATGAACTGTATTTTTGATGCACGTACATTCAGTCCAGCAGGTGTTGTTAAAGGTGAGGCTATCTGGGAACAATTCATGCGTAAGAAAGAAACTAATTCTTTGCCTTACCCTGAATGCTTAAAGACCCTCAACGACAAGCTACATGGTCTACGCTTAGGTGAGATCGTATTGTTCACATCAGGCACAGGCTCAGGTAAAAGTACAGTCATTAAAGAGATTGTACTTGAGATCCTAGCTAAGACAACTGATATGATCGGTATGGTGTCACTCGAAGAATCTATTGGTGACTCTGCTGAGAAGTTCATTGGTATGCAGTTACGTAAGAACCTTACTACAAACAAAGTAACTGAGGAAGATATGTATGCAGCACATCAACAAGTGTTCGGTGATGAACGCTTGGTACTGCTTGATCACCAAGGATCTGTGGGTGATGAATCACTCATAGACAAGCTTGAACACTTAGCCCTGATGGGTTGTAAGTATATCATCCTTGACCACATTACTATTGCTGTGTCTGAGGGTGCTAAGGGTCGTACAGGTAATGAGGCAGTTGACTCAGTCATGAGTGACTTACTTAAGATCTGTAAGAAACATAATGTCTGGTTAGGTGTTGTGTCTCACCTACGTAAGGGTGAAAAGCCTTTTGAAGAAGGTCACTTGCCAACCATTGATGACATCAAAGGCTCAGGTTCTATTAAACAAATTTCTTTTGACATCATTGCTTTCTCACGCAACATGATTGCTGAGACAGAACAGATGCGTAACACAATTAAGCTTCGTGTATTGAAGTCTCGATTCACGGGTATGACAGGTGACTGCGGTAATACTAGGTATGACGCTGACACTGGTCGCTTAATGCAAACCACTTTTGTTGACTTTGAATAAATGAATCCATTAAATTATCTTACTGAACGTGTATCGAAGGTTGTCCCCAACTCAGATAAGATCTACAATGAGGGTGCTCGCCTTCTAGCACACTATCCAACATGGGAATATGAACTTGAAAGATTTATCAACGAGTCTTGGGATACCCTCCTTAGATACTGCATTCGTAACAAGAACGCAACGCATAGCGCCTCTGTTAAGCTCACCTTTGCTTCTGACCTTATCGGAAAAAGAATTGCAAGAGCTATTGGAGCTGACGAACTTGATATCAAGTCAACTTTATCGCTTGGAGATCTTCTTCTCGAAACATTCCTTCAAGATGGACTGATTGATATCTTCAGGGAGTATGCTGGTTACAAAGCACCATACATGGTACGCATTGTTAATCAAGCAGATGATATAAAACCAACATTGATTGGTACTTCCTTTGAACCTTTGTTACCTATTATGGGTCTGTATAGCCCATTAACTAAGGAACCATTTATTAAAGGATGGACTAACTCTAAGCTATTCCATGACAACCTTAATAAAACATTTGTAAGGTCTCTTGAGACCCTTCGACAACAGTCTTGGAAGCTTAACATCCCTGTGTTAACTGCTATGCAAGCACAGACTCCTAAGGAAATCCTTGAGTTGGTCGATGAAGATGGTGTTG